GTCCGTATGTACGTAGTACGTACATACGGTCCCCCCACATGATAGTTGTCCGAACTGACGCTTTAATCCGTCAGTTTCGGTCCGCTAGATTGTTGAAAATCTAATTCCGAACCTTTCTTTGAACGTCGAACACGTTCTCTTTGTTTCGTTATAGTGGAAACCACCCTTTCCTTTTCATGATATATTTACAGAATTATATATCATGTCATAGTACAAATTCGACAGCTCGGTGTTTCAAGAGCTAACCAACTACAATAACGGTACGCATTTATTGCAAGTCCGTAACCTTGACTTTTATTTGTCAGGTATTGAACACCAACCCCCACACTTTGTCGTGGAACTAATCATTTGAATGGAAAATGATTTAAAGCATGTTAATCGAACATGTGCTGGCTCCTAAGGAGCCACCCCCTGCACCATGTTGCAGCACTGATCATCTGTATGGAAGACGATCTAAAGCATGTTAATTAACATGTGCCCGGCCTGCAATGGCCACATAAACTCCCCTAAAGCCTCGCTTTCTGTCCATAGAAAGAAGGTTAGACACTCAAAAATTCGTTTAGAGATAAATGTCTAGGGCCTTAATTGGCACCATGTCTTATAGGTACACATATAGTCTGCGGAGAATTCGAAAAATAAAACATAAAAAGCGAGTAATTCTTTTATATTGACTGTTGGTTGAGACAATCCAACACGGTTTTATTGGGCTAGAGATTAACCATATCTTGAATACATAACCAGGGACGTACATTCCCGCCCTACTGCCACCTGTCTTGTGCTTGCACAAGAAGCTCGCGTAGTATGAAATCATTGACTTTCCAGGTTCAAAACTGGATTAGGATGATATGAAATTAGTATAGTAGGGACCTACATAACTTCCAAATTCCTTAACTGGAGTTTGGATTTGTGTAGGAGTACTTTTAATTTATGAAATGTATTCCGCACAGATTCAAACAGTTACACAGGCGTCCAGAGCCGTTACCCGTCCTAAGAACCATAAAGAATGGACCAAAGCCGCAAGCCGACAAACGCTGCGCAACCCAGTGCCCAATGTGGGCACCCAGCCTGTAACCAATCAGGCACCAAATACGCTGAGGATGAACAAGCACCGCCCATATAAGGGAAAACAACCCACACATGGGGGTCCTTGCAGCAATCTGGATTACGATTCAGATTTTTATCCAGAATCAGGGAGCGATCTTTTGGGCACTGACATCAGTGTCCCATCAATACCAGATACTCCCAATGTTCCCGGTCCATGGGAACAGATTCGAACAAATGCAGATAACATGCTAGGCCCTTCTTTGGCTAATCAAGTTGTCGACCATGTCGAGCGCATAGCTCTCTTCGCTTACAAGTTGAGCGGAGATGTTACTTTTGAGCAAGCACTCGCAACATGTGGTATGTACCTCAAGTTTTATGTGAACGGGAGCGTCCTTTTCACTGTCTATGATTACATCAAGTCCTTTTGTAGTAGTGATCTAGGGGTAACATCCACAATTGCCGAAAAATACTCGGCAGAAGCCTGTTCATCAGAAGCGGGTGGCATCATGCCAGTCATTTGGGATGGCCTTCACCATAACAAATTTGCACAACGCATAGCTTACATCATTGGCACTGTTAGTGCCGTTGCAGCATGCAAAATAAATGACGTTGAAGTGAATCATTCCCTTATAGACTCATTTGTCAAAGCCCGTTCAAGTGAAAAGATCAATGCTGTTGATCTAATTGATGCGTTAGTGGAATCATTCCATTGGGCATCCACCATTGGCATACAGTGTATTAAGGAGCGATCCTTGAAACCCATGCAATTGACATCCAACACCTTGTACAAAATTCAGGCTAGGTATGTTTATTGGTACAGCCGTCGTGAGGAAATATTTTCTTCTGTTAAAACTGACGGAGCGTATCAGTTGCGAGCTGACATGTTCGATGAATTGAAAGCCATGATCGCTGAATGCAATTCCATCCTGAAATACAAGAATGGAGGCTCGACAGCTGTGTTAGCTAATACAGTCATCAAACCTCTAATTGACTTCTATCAGGAATGTCGCAGGAAAGATGCGAATGTGGATTTCGTTGAATCAGCCCAGGGGTATCTTCTTTATGGAGCTCCTGGTGTTGGAAAATCATCCATGATTCCTCACATTGGAACGTGTGTTGCCCTTGGATTAGGGAAACATTATGATAAAAAACAATGTGCGACTATCAATTTGTCGGATGCTTTTCAAGATAAGATCACTTGTGAGACTGAAACCATTCATGTTGATGAAATTTCACCAACTAAGAGTGAATTCAACACTGTTGTTAATTCGACAGTGAATCTTAGTCTCAGTCTGGTCGGGAACACCCCTTTCCAACCGGTTAGGTCTGACCTTGATAGCAAGTCGAGCGTGGTTGCAAGACATTATTTGACCACGATGGCATCCAACACCGAAACTCCACTCATGAATCTGATGTCCGATCCAGAAGCCTTCTTTCGAAGGTATCCTGTGATTTGGGTGCGGCTAAAAGAGGAGTATCAAAGCTCCAAAGGTCGTTTAAATGACGACCATCCTGATTTTCAAGATTGTGAGTACCCTGATGCTTGGATCTTCGATGTTTATGAGATCATACTCGACCCGAGAACCGGAAAGAAGATGCGTCATTACTTCAAGTTTAAAGATCTCAATGGATCGATGCGCACAACCCAGGATATTGGAATCCGAGATTTCGAAGAATTCCTCATTCGTCGATCTGAAGCCCATGCTAAGAAAGAAAGATTGAAATTGATGAGAAATATGGAGAAGGCTGACCATAAACCCTGTCTCATATGCAAGAGTTTAATAACATGCAAATGTGAGAGCAGTAGTACGTGTGTTCTAACACAGCCGAAACCAGTGTTGTCAGACGATGACATGTCCCTTCTGGGACGTTCTGTAGTGACTTCCCCCTCCTGGGTTGACCCATCACCAAAATTTGTCAATCCATTTGGTCCTTCTATCATTGGACCTCAGATACCAATATTTGGTGTCAAACCCGAAGCTGGTCTTGGTGACACATTGATTCGCATGACTTACAAAAGTACTATGCAATCACTGTCCAGATGGACCCGCCCAATTTCATGGTTGAATGATTTCCTCCGATTGGACTGTGCTTTAACAGGCATGGCTGACGGAGAGCTTCTTAAAGAATTGAACCATGTGACAGACTGGATGATGTGTCATGCATTAGCCGCAGTGCCCGAAAAGGTAAGCCAACATCGGTTTTTCAGATATTTTCAAGATAAACTGATGTGGTGTGTTGCTGGTCAAGACCAACAAATAGTTCCCCCTGGAGTGATGCTCAAGAGGGCAATTGTTGTTGGATCAATAACAGCCAGCCTCACTTTTGCTGCGTTAAGTCGTAACATGGAAGCGCTCTTTGTCTTTCACCTGACTGCACTGGGTCGGTACTTTCATTCTTACATCAAAGACAGTTACCGAAAACGTTTTGTAAAACCAGCTCCATTGAAGGAGTATAAATCTGATAATCGGATCCTATGGGAAAGTATGAAAAATGCTTTCAGGGCCAAACCCAAATTAGATTTGTCTCCTCCTATTTCCCCTGTACGAGGAACAGTGCTGACGACATCACTTATTGTCGGCGCTACTTGTGGCACCATATTTTACGGTGTACAACTCTTTCGTGCGGCCATTGGGGCTCCTACTCGTTTCGCTGCAATGCAGAGGAGAATCCATGAGAGCAAGGCCCTTCAACAGAGCCTTTGGCAACAAGCATTAGCTGACCCAACCAATTTTCAATCTGGTATGGTCACTGTTGCTGGCGTTGCTGGCGTTGTGTTGACAGGTTTGGTGATGTGGAACACTTGGAGGAAGAATAACCCAAGTGCCTACGAGCCCAACAAAGAAGCCATTGATGGCGAACTGAGGAAGAATACTTGGTTCGATGCTTTTAGTTTATTCAAACCCAAACTACAGGAACCAGCCGTGAAGAACAACAGACAGCCAAAACACTGCATTGATATAGTGCAGGGTAATGTGGTGACGATTAACAAAATCGGTACTACGCATAATTGTCGTGGAACTTTCATGCGCACTGGTATATTGGTGATGCCGCAACATCTTTTCCATGAAAATATGGATCATTCTGCTCCGATGCTCGGAAGTGTCGATCTTGCCATAAGATTGAATGAAAGTGAACGTAGTAATAAAAATGTTCGCATATTCAGGGATCATTTGACTATTATCCCCGGCAAAGACACTGTTCTCACATACATTTCCAACTGTCAACCTTGTAAGGATCTGACTGGTATGCTTCCTTTGAATGATTTCACTGGGGGTACACCAGCAAATCTTATAATGCGCATTGATCACAAAATCGTGGTCGAGAAAGTCTGTGCTGTCAGCAGAAATGATGTTGCAACACCAACTTTCTCCTTCGATCATGCTTACACGTACAAATCACAATACACACGTGAAGGTATGTGTGGAGTGCCGATTGTGTCAGATCAGGCCGACGGTTGTATTATCGGTTTCCATGTTGCTGGGTCAGCACTTCCTTTCTCTTCTATGAGATGTGGTGTTGCAACTAGCATACTCTATGGTGAGTATAAGATTGCTGAAGCTGAATTGATTCGTAAGAATTGTATCACTTTGGGAGCCGAATGTTCAACCTTGAGTACTCATTCCATGGGCATCAAAATCTTCAACCCTGGACCAGCTCATCCCAAGGCCACCATATTTCATGATGGTTCTCTCCCAAACAATGGAAACGTTGAAGTTTTGGGAAACGTTGATGTTGGTTTCACCCCGAAGAGCGAGGTGACAGATTCACTTTTAAAGGGTCCTGTTAATCAAGTATTTGGGGTGCAAAAAGAGTTTGGTCCTCCACCATTCAAACCAGCTTGGAAGCAGTACAACAGATGCATGATGGCTATTGCAGAAGGGGCTCATGATGTGAATCCAGCCCATTTACGTAAGGCTGTTGATGATTATCTAGCTCCACTGTTAGTGGCTGCAAAGTTGTGGAAGGAAAAGTACCCTGAGAGGTGCCG